AGACAAAAACTTCCTTTCTGGGCTAAGAGGAACTAGCGCAGACCAAGCATTAGAAAACGCTAGATTTAACTTAAACGTAATGCGTCAGAACCGAAACAAAGATTATCGGTCTGGAATGGTTGATGTTAAAAACGACAAAAATGTTTTAGATTTTGCTGACATTGATTCAAGCTTACAAAAAGCTATTGGACAAACTGAGTTTAAAGGTCAAGTTGTCAAAAAAGGTGCTGCAAGTCAGGTAGCGGAGGCGCAAAAAGTTGTTAATGAGTGGAAAAATTTAGATCCAGCCCAATTCCACACGCCAGAAGGCATGGATGCTTTAAAGCAAAAAGTGGGAGACATTCTTGAAGGCATTCCTTACGAACAAAAAAATGCAAGGTCAGCAGTTGGAGAAGTTTACAACTCAATTAAATCGACCATTAATGCTCAAGCGCCAACTTATGCAAAAGTAATGAAAGATTACTCGGAAGCATCTGATGCTTTGCGAGAAATAGAAAAAACTTTTAGTTTAAAACAAGGCGGTTCTATTGATACCGCTATGCGTAAACTTCAAAGTATTACTAGAGATAACGTCAACACTAATTACGGCAAACGTGTAAGTCTTGCACAACAACTTGAACAAGAAGGTGGCAGACCATTTATTAGTATGTTGCAAGGCGAAGCCATGAGCGGCAAGTCCGCACGAGGATTGGCTGGAATTGGCGAAGGAGCGGCAATTTTAAGTGGGGCGTTTGTAAACCCAGCGTTTTTAGCAGCGTTACCATTTCAAACGCCTCGGTTAGTTGGCGAGGGAGCATATCTTGCTGGTCGTGGAGCTAGGGTTGCGGGCGCACCATTTCGGGCTACTGGAGTAGGCGCTCAAGACATCAACACGCTTGGAACTTTGGTTAGGCCGCAAAGTGGTGAAGAACAAAGCAGTATGCCATTTAAAACAATCAGTCTTGCGGACTTATTCCGTCAATCACAGAACCAATAAGGACTAACTATGGCAGTCAATCTTTCGCCAATTGGCAACGGATTTCAGTTTTTTGATAACAACGGTGCGCCGCTTAACGCCGGTAAGATTTACACCTATCAGGCCGGGTCAAGCACACCGCTGGCAACGTATACCAATAGCGTTGGTTCAGTTGCTAACGCCAACCCAATCATCTTGGGGACAAGCGGCAGACCACCTAACGAGATTTGGTTATCCGAAGGGTTCTTTTATAAGTTCATATTAAAAGACTCATCAGACGCAACCATCCAGACCTACGACAACCTGTACGGAATCCTTGGCGTAACTCCCCCGGCTGCGACCCCAATCCCTGCTGGCGGCATCATCCTATGGTCTGGGTCGATTGGGTCTATCCCTGCGGGCTACGTTCTGTGTAACGGATCTAACGGAACGCCTGACCTGAGAGACAGGTTTGTGATTGGCGCTGGATCGACCTATGCGGTGGACGCAACCGGCGGCTCTACGAGCTACACCCCAACGGGTTCGGTAGTTACCACAAACACGGCAACGGCCCTGACCGAAGCCCAGATGCCAAAACACTTCCACTCCCTGCGTGGCCCCAACGGGCCGTTTACGTCAACGGTTCCGTCTGCTACTGCGTCTGGTAGCGGTAACTACGGCGGTGGTACACCTGATGACGGCACAACCGGATACGGTACTAACTCTGTGGGTGGAAGCGCAGCTTCAGGCTCAGATAGCACCGGCACATCTAATGGTGATGCACACAACCACACGGCAACGTCATCGTTTACTGGCAACGCGGCTACCATCATTGGCCCGTACTACGCTCTGTGCTACATAATGAAAACCTAACATGGATTGGCAAACTGTTATCAATCTGGGGTTGGGTACGGTTGTGGCTGCGATGGGCTGGTTTGCCCGCGAGCTATGGGACTCACTAAAAGAGCTGCGTAAGGATACCCACGAGATAGAAAAGGAACTGCGCGAGCTGTACGTCCGCAGGGATGACCTCAAGGAGGTTCGAATTGAGATGGCTGCAAGGTTCGACAAGATAGAGAGTTTAATCGGATCGCTATATGATCGCCTCAACGACAAGGCAGACAAATGAATTATGAGCGACATAGATCCAATCATTGCGGCGGCCCAGAGTGCAACCAAGGGCATAAAGTCTGCCATTCAGTCTGGCAAGGAAATCAGTTCCGCTGTTGAGTCCATCCAGAACTTTGGGGTTGCGGAGCTAAAGGCTCGCAAAGCCTACAAGGTACGCCAGAGGACAGAGTTTGGTGACATTACAATAATGACCGCCATGACTGAGTGGCGTAGGCTCTACCGGCTAAAACAAATGGAAGATGAGGTCAAGGAGGTTCTCTGCCAGCAGTTTGGCGAGGACGAGGGCCGTATCCAGTTTGGCAAGGTCTTGGACATCAAGGAAAAGATGCAGTCAGAGTTTCGGGCCAATAAGGACGAGCTGGGCCGGGATCTAAAGCTTTGGAGACAAACACAAATCTATGCGGTACTGGGCGCGTTCTTGCTGGTGAGCATTTATTACATTTATAAGGGCCACCTGTGAGCGAGCGTCAAGACACCCTATCAAAGGTCTTGGCCTATGTGGATAGCCCGTTTAAGCTATTTGCGCTGATCCTGATGGCGATATTTGCGTTTGCTGGGTACATCGTTTACGACCATAGAGACTTAATCGTTGGGACTTACAAGGAACACCAAAAGCTCCCCCAGATAGCCGAAGGGCGGGTCGATGACGCGGCTACCCACCTCTTTAAGCATACCAACGCCCAAGTAGTTGCTATTTTTAAGGTCAACCCCCTGATTGGCTCGCGGGTCTTATATCGCGCCTATACAAAAGAGGGCCGTGACAAAACTATGGAGGGTTTAGACGTTGGCCTATTTACGAGCAACGCCAGCAATAATAAGGACGTAGTTGCGCTCATGGCTAACGAGATCCCCTGCGGTGAGTACAAGGCAGCTCAGTCTGAGGTAGGGCTCTGGTACATAGAAAAGGGCATGACTTTTGGGTGCAGGGTGAGTGTCCCCCCCGACCATAGCCGATTCATAGGCCAAATCACCGTGGGCTGGGCTACACCGCCAGCCAACCTAGACCAAGCAAAAACCATGTTGCAGATTGCTTCAACTATCTTAGCAAAGGAGAAAAAATGATCCCAATCGGTATGCTTTTAGAGGTAGGTAGCAAGATCCTAGACAAGGTTCTACCCGACCCCGAGGCCAAGGCGAAAGCTCAAGTGATGCTTTTGGAGATGCAACAAAAGGGCGAGCTTGCTCAGATCCAAGCGGACATGAACGAGCAAGACAACCTGACCAAGAGAGCTGAAGCCGACATGAAGTCAGACTCTTGGCTATCTAAAAACATCCGTCCGATGACCCTGATCTACATCCTGACCGCCTACCTAGCCCTTGCAATTATGGACGCTATGGGGCTAGACATTTCCGATACTTTTGTATCCCTTTTGGGTCAATGGGGGATGCTGGTCATGTCGTTTTACTTTGGCGGCAGAACTTTGGAGAAGGTCATGGATATGAAAAGGACAAAAGATGCAGCTAAGTGAACATTTTTCCTACGAGGAACTGACCCGAAGCGAGACCGCCGAGCGTAACGGCTGGCTCAACATTCCGTCCAATGCGGAGAAAGAGAACCTGATCCGTCTGGCGGCGCTATTGGAACAGGTCAAGGCTGCGGTTGGGGGTAAACCGGTAATGATCAACTCAGGCTTTCGGGGCAAACAGGTCAATGACGCGGTAGGGTCTAAGGACACCTCCCAGCACCGGCTAGGCTGTGCGGCTGACCTACGGGTTCCCGGCATGAAGCCACGGGAGGTTGTAGAGGCTTGTATAGCGGCCTCTGTGCCGTTCGATCAGATCATCCTAGAGTTTGACTCATGGACGCACATCAGCGTCCCAAACACCCCGGAAACGTCCCCACGCGGTCAGAGTCTAATCATTGACCGGCAGGGGACTAGGACTTACAGTTAAGACGCTTTCTCTTTGCCCTTTGGGGCTTGACCCGGTTTAGGCCGGGTTCTTTTTTAGTACAGCGGGGCGCACGTTACATCAATTACAACGTCCCTAGTCACCCCTCCCACGGCCCTGCGACCGTAGATCACAACAGCCCTAGTGCGAGCCGCTTGACAGTCCTGAATGGCGTTGGCGGTCTCCAAGCGGGTCATGGCGTGAACCTCTTTATCCACAATGAGCTTCTGGGCCGGTGGGGGAACGCTATAACCCCCGGGGCTTGTGGTGGCGCACCCGGTCAGGGCTAAAACTATCAGTAGTCTTTTCATCTTTTTTATCCTTTTGTGAGTAAACAAAACAAACCATTCCAATGATTGCGAGCATCCACAAAATAAAGAACCAGATGTCAGCGGCAACTAAATGAGAAATAAAAGTCATGGTTCACCTACCTCCTTGATATTGACAATTACCTGAACGGGTTTGGCCTTGTAGTACCAATACAAGTTCCTAGCCAGCCATTCATTAGCCGCCCGCTGAGTTCTAAATGTCAAGTTCTTAAAGGCTTCTTGTGGCATCGCACCATGTTCTATCTGAACGTAGCGGCCTCGCGAGTCTTTCAGAGCCCAGCACTTGACCCTAGTCGGCATTTTTGCCAATCGAGGTCAGGGCTTGCGATAACTGCCAGCGCATATCCAGAATGATCTGCGTGATCCTTTCGTTATCGGAAAATGCCGGGGTTCTAGTCAAACGCTTTAGCTCCGACAGGTTTAAATCAAGCTTAATAATGATTGCTGAAATATCTTCCATAAGTCCCCCTAGAAAGGAATATCGTCATCTAAATCTTCAACTTTGGGCTCCTCGCGCACCTTGTCTCGCGGGGCTCCAGCAAACTCCAGCTCATTTAACCTTGCCCGCAGGGACGTTCCGGTGGTTCCGTCCTTGCGCTTGTATTCCTCCAAGTGAGGTTCGGATAGGGTCACAAATAGGCTCTGGCCCTTGACTAGGTGGCTCTGTAACTTCTCCACGCGGTCACCCCACATGGTTGCGGAGATCCATTGCGTAGGCCGCTTGCCGTCCGCACCCTTTTTACCGTAGTCCATCGCCAGCGATAGATCCATGACGGGCTTTCCGTCTGGTGTGTAACGAACTGCGGGCTCCTTGCCGATTCTTGCTAATCCAATCAATAACATTTTTAGTCCTTGTCAAAATAAACAGCTTTGTTGTTGTAGAAATCAAACAGGGCTTCACATTCAGCCAAGAACTGCTCGGCTGCGTCCTCAACTACCTTGATCTCCTCCGGGGTGGGTTTGAACTTCTTAATGAACAGGTCTTTACCCTCACCCATGCGCGGATCGTAGGAAACAAACCAGACGGGCTTACCCGTGACCGCCGCCTGTAGGGTCATCTGCGGCTTGTATTCCGCAGGGACTTCTTGGTTGGCGATGTACTTCATGTGGGTCTTGGTCTTGGGACACTTGACTTCTATAAGCGACCCGTCAGACACATAACCGTCTGGTGAGCATCCCAAGAACTCGATACGCGGGTGGTCGATGAACGGGGTGTCCGTCACGATCAAACCGGTCACGGACTCAAACCGTTCTTTGGCTGCGGCCTCTTGCTCCACCCCCCATTGCATATCGCTAGTGGTGTACTTGTCAGCAAAGGTGTTGGTGATCCTTTCGGCTACAACCTCATAGCGTAGGTTCTCGCGCTCGCTGGACTCTTTACCAGACTTCAAGAAGTTCATAGCCGCACTCATACGCGAGGCGGTGAGCTTACCTAGTCGGGCGTTCCACCAGTTCCCATCGAGTTGATATGGATTGGCTTCACGCATCTTTGGCTCCCTTGAGTTCTGCGCCCTTATGTGCGGCCTCAGTCCTGACCAGCTCGCGTTCCTCTGGGGTTAGAGCTTTCCAGAACACCGAGAGGATCTCAGAGCTTGTTGCCTCATTGATCATCTTAACCAGCTCCTCTTTCGTTTTGGTCGCACGTTTCTTAGGCGTTGCTTGCTGGTGGATAGCGTTCTGAACCTCATTAGCAGACGCAAACTCCGTACCGCCAATCCCTAGAGCTGCGAGGCTTCTCCCGTGGGCCGAAGTCTCCGCATTCTCAAGGGCTGAAGTACCGTTGATCTGAGAGGACTTGCGGTACTCCTCGGCGTGACCTGTTGCTAAGACCCTGCCGGTCTCATCCGCAATGATGGACTTCATCACCACGCAGTCAGAGTCACGAAACAAAACCTCTGACGTAAGCGACCAAGTTGGGTAAGCCTCACGGAACTTCTGAACCCGCAGGGCTACGGTCATGTACTCTTTGCCTTTAATATTTACTATGCCTGTATTCAAGTTATTCTCCTTAGATAAACATCGCTAGAACTGCTACGAGTGCAAACAACGCACCACCTATTAAATCACCAAATTCTTCTTTAGTCATTTCTTCCCCATATAGACGTAGCGAGCGTAACGCTCCTTGCCTTTCACGCACATCACCGTGTTGATCGCCATGCCCTTTGAGCGCAGATTAAAAATAATGTCTGCAAGGCGTGTGGCGCGATACAACTGAATGGCTTGCCACGATGTGATGTGTCCACGGGTTTTCAAATGCTTAACGACTTGATCTACTTTGCTCATATTGCTTTCTCCTTAAAGTTTCAAATTCATCGGCTAATTCGATTAAACGCGCTTTCATGTTTT